AGTACTGCCACCCGTTTAAACAATCTCAAATTAATTTCAAAAAACTATTGAACTCAAAGCCAAAGTATGATATAATGGCTACACTTAATACAACCTAACGGAGGACAAAATATGCAAAATATGTATGAGTATTTAGATGGTAAAAGCATGTATGCTAATGTGACTGCACCTAACAGGAGATTTGAACCACACAAGTATCAAATCGTTGTGCTTACAGATGAGGATACTGCTAATAGACTGGAGGGTCTAGGTTTAAAACAGGTGAGAACCAGAGATGGTGAACTCAAATATGATGAACCTGCATTCTCTTTTAGTAAACATGCCAACAGAAAAGATGGGACACCTAACGCTGCACCTAAGTTAGTTGACAGCGAGGGAAATCCTATGGATGTATCGGTTGGTAATGGTTCGACAGTAAGGGTTAAGATTAAACCTTATACTGGAAATTACGGGACATTTGCAGAACTTATGGCTGTAAAGGTTCTTAACTTAGTTGAATATGCAGAGGAAGACTCTGATAACGAGGAATTTTAATATGATTATTAGTATAAAAAATGATGATGGTGAAGTCCAATATGATGTTAATAAGATAACAGATGAGGATAAGAAACGTGGAGCAACTGTGACTATTTCTAAGGTAGGTAATCTGGAAACTATCATAGAGGCTTTACAATTCGCAAGTTCTACACATAGAAGTAATCTGGAGAATCTTTTAAAAGAAACTCCTGAAGCTGTGGTAGAATTAGAAGAACCTGTTGAGGATGCAGAAACTATAGAAGAAGAATCAACAGATAACGTTTAAACATAGTGAGGGCTAACATGGAAAAAACGTGGGATAAGGTACATCAACCCTGTCCACTTTGTAACAGTAGTGATGCTGTTGGAATTAACGAAGACAATTCAGCAAAGTGTTTCAGTTGCGGTGAGTTTATGCCTAATTATAATAAAGCATGTGAGGGAAAAGATATGGAATTTCAAACGGAAACTAAACAACCTGACGTGGTAGATGAGGGAGTATTCTCAGCTTTAACTGACAGAAAAATCTCTCAGCCTACTGCAACCAAGTATGGAGTGAAGGTAGCACATGACCATCAAGGTAATGTTATCAAACATTTTTATCCATACTACAACGGACATGAACTGGCAGGTACTAAGTGTAGGAACGTAAAGAACAAAGACTTCTTTGTATCAGGCACTTATAATGAAACAGGTTTGTTCGGACAACAACTCTTCAAGAGTGGTAAGTATGTTACTATTACGGAAGGGGAGTGTGATGCGATGGCGGCTTATGAACTGCTTGGTAGTAAGTGGGCTGTGGTATCCATCAAACGTGGTGCTCAAGGAGCTGTACGTGATGTAAAAGAAAGCCTAGAGTTCTTTGATGAATTTGAAAATGTAATTATAGCATTCGATAATGACAAAGCAGGTAAGGAAGCAGCAGTAAAAGTAGCGAGGCTGTTTAAACCTAGTAAGGCTAAGATAGTTACACTCCCCAATGGGTATAAAGACCCTAACGATATGCTTAGAAATAACAAGCATAAAGAGTTTGTTGAATCGTGGTGGGCAGCTAAAGTCTATACCCCATCTGGTGTTATCAATGTATCAGAGCAACGAGAAAAATTTCACAACAGAGAAAAGAAACAAAGCGTTCCTTATCCTTACAAAGGATTGAATAAGAAACTCTATGGACTCAGACAAGGAGAACTTGTAACTCTTACAGGTGGAACAGGACTAGGTAAGTCTAGTGTTACTAGAGAGCTAGAACATTGGCTTATTAAAGAGACTCAAGATAACGTTGGTATCATAGCACTTGAAGAAGATTGGAGAAGAACTATTGATGGTATCCTTTCTATCGAAGCAGATGCCAGACTCTATATAGACCAAGAACGAGAGAAGTTTTCTACAGAAGAACTCGATAAAATGTTTGACATCTTATATGATGGAGAAAACAAGAATAGAGTATGGGTTCATTCTCATTTCGGTACTAATGATATTGATGACATCTTCACTAAACTTAGATTTATGATTATAGGATGTGATTGTAAGTGGGTAGTGGTTGACCATCTACACATGTTAGTTAGTGCTGTACATGAAGGGGATGAACGAAGAGCTATTGATTCTATTATGACTAAACTTAGAAGTCTGGTAGAAGAAACAGGTGTGGGTATTATTTTAGTTTCTCACTTACGTAGAGTAGATGGAAACAAAGGACATGAGAATGGGATAGAAGTTTCTTTATCACATCTTAGAGGTTCAAATAGTATTGGACAACTGAGTGATTGTGTGATAGCATTAGAAAGAAATCAACAATCAGATGATATAGATGAAGCTAGGACAACAAAAATGCGTATCTTAAAATCAAGATATACAGGAGATGTAGGCATGGCTTGTAGTGTAATGTATGATACTGAGACTGGAAGACTTACTGAACTAAGTAATGATGACATTGAGTTCGGTGGTAGTTCAGACGAGGCATTTTAATTATGGATTTAGTATTTGACATAGAGACAGATGACTTACAAGCAACTAAGGTATGGTGTATTGTAGCTCAAGACCCTGATACTGGTGAACTATTTAAGTTTACTCCAGATGAATTAGAGAAGGGGTATGAATTTTTAGCTACTGCTGATAGGCTCATAGGTCATAACATAATTGGTTTTGATATACCTATAATACATAAGTTTAGTGATATAGATTTATCACATATCCCAGTACTAGATACCTTAGTACTATCACGTTTGTTTAATCCTACAAGAGAAGGTGGACACAGCTTGGAAAACTGGGGATACAAGTTAGGTTATAATAAAATAGATTTTGATGACTACCTAAATTACTCACAAGAAATGTTAGACTATTGTGTTAGAGATGTTGAATTAAATACCCAAGTGTTAATAGAATTAAGAAAAGAAAGTAAAGGATTTTCTAAAGACTCAATCAATATTGAACAGGGTGTTGCTAAAATTATTAAAGAGCAAGAAACAAATGGTTTCAAGTTTGATATGAAATATGCTGAACTATTATTAGCTGAATTACGAGAAACAAAACAATCAATAGAAGATGAGGTACAGAAAACCTTTACACCTAAATGGGTGGATAGTAAGTTAGTTACACCTTATATTAAAAAAGATGGTCAGCTATCTAAACGAGGACTAACTGATGAAGAATATACAAACTGTTTAAACACTTCCAACTTTAATCCTTTTATGCGTAAAACTTTACAAGAGTTTAATCTTGGTAGTCGTAAACAGATTGGAGAATACCTAATTGATTTTGGGTGGAAGCCAGATAGATTTACACCAACAGGTCAACCCATCGTAGACGAGAAAACTTTATCAAAGATAACTCATATCCACGAAGCAAAATTAATTGTAGACTTTCTATTATTACAGAAAAGGATAGCACAAATTGATTCGTGGTTTGAAGCAGTCAAGGATGATGGAAGAGTGCATGGATTTGTAATACCTAATGGTACTATCACAGGTCGCATGACCCATCGTAATCCCAACATGGCACAAGTTCCTAGTGTTTCTAGCCCCTTCGGTAAAGAATGCAGAGCTTGTTGGACTGTTGATGAAGGTAATGTTCTACTAGGCGTTGATGCTAGTGGACTAGAAATAAGAATGTTAGCACACTATATGGCTGACGAGGAGTTTATAAATGAAATTATCAACGGAGACATTCACACCTCTAATCAAAAACTTGCACAACTTGAATCTAGAGATAAGGCAAAGACATTCATCTATGCACTCATGTACGGAGCAGGAGATGAAAAACTTGGAAACGTGGTCGGAGGAAGTAAAGATGATGGTCGAAGAGCTAGACAACATTTCTTCGATAATAAGCCTTCATTTAAATCTCTTAGAGATAGAGTACAAAGAGCATCATCAAAGACTTATCTCAAAGGAATAGATGGTAGAAAACTTTATGTGCGTAATCAACATTCATCTTTGAATACTTTATTACAGGGAGCAGGTTCTATTGTAATGAAGAAAGCACTTATTGATTTAGATTTAAAGTTACGTTTAAACACCATTGATTATAAGTTTGTTGCTAACATACATGATGAGTGGCAGATAGAGGTGAAAGAAAATCAAGCAGATTTTGCAGGTTCTTTAGCTGTAGATAGTATTATTAAAGCTGGAGAAGAATTTAATCTTCGCTGTCCTTTGGATGGTGAATACAAGATAGGAGGGAACTGGAGTGAAACACACTAAAGATGAGGTGAAACCTAATAAGGAAGATAGAAAGAAATTTGATATTGATTTAGAATATGGTACAATTCGTGAAGAAAAAATTGTAGACATGCTTTCCAATAAAAAGATAGAAGTTAAATCTGAACGAGGTATGTGGATGAAGACAGGAAACATTTGTGTAGAATATGAATGTTGGAACAAACCATCTGGTATTAGAGCAACTGAATCAGACTATTGGTTTCATAACCTATGTGTAGGAGACAACGAATTTTGTACGCTTGTATTTAAAACAGATGTACTAAGAACTATAGTTGATAAGCTTGATACATTTAAGACTGTATCAGGTGGAGACAACAACGCAAGTAAAATGTTTCTAGTTAATTTACAAAAATTATTTTCAAGTGACGTAATCAAAGCATTCAAGGAATCAGAAAATGAAAAAGAAAAATAATAAAACTGTTGACAGTTCTTCTCAAGAAGTATATAATAAATTAGCTGCTTCAAAATATAAATCAGAGGCTGGTCATTGGTACACTAGAGAGGGTGAACCTATGTACACAATCATAGGTGCTAATGGTAAAGAAAGAAACACCACACTTCGAGATGCAAAGAAGGAAGGTTTTGTTCCTTCGGTTACTACTATTCTAGGTATGGTAGCTAAACCCTCACTAGAAAACTGGAAAATAAATCAGGCTCTTAACTCCGCACTTACTTTAGAAAAGCAAGACAATGAATCATTAGAAGAGTTTGCCTACAGGTGCAAACAAGATTCTAAAGAGATAGGTCGTAAGGCTGCTGAAAGAGGTACAGAGATTCATGCCAATATTGAGAAGGGATTCTTAGGGTTAGGTACGTCTAGTACTTATGAGATAATTCAGGCGTGGTTAGATGAAAACTTTCCTGATGAAGAATGGATTGCAGAAGATTCTTTCTGTGCTAATCAAGGTTATGGTGGTAAGATAGACTTGTATTCTAAGTCTGGTATCTTTGTAGATTTTAAAACTAAAGATAACCTTAAAGGTAAAGACCCTGCCAAGTTAGTTTATGATGACCACGGTATGCAATTATCTGCGTATGCACAAGGTTGCAATATAGATGAACCTGAACGAGTATCTATATTTGTAGATAGAGAAGATACAGACCTAGTGTTATGTCATATCTGGGATAAAGAAACACATACTAAACATACACAAATGTTTAATAGTATATTACAATTTTGGAAACTGGTAAAGAATTATGAATGGCAAGAAAGCTAAACTTATAAGAAGAAAAGCAGAGAACATGTTGATTGAATGGTTAAGAACGATGACACCTGATAGTGAAGATACATCTAAAATTAATAGAAAGAACCTTCACGAGTTCTTACCAGAACAGACACATGTTTTTGGTATGGGTCGCATGTTGCTAAGTGCATATAGCCTCAGATGGTTTACGAAAAAAATAAAACGTAATCCCGATGTAACTTTAGAGGAGTTATTACGTGGCTAGAAAACCAAGGAAGGTTAGACCTAAGAAGATTAATGTCCCTAAAGGCTATGATAGTATGTGGGAATATGATATACATAAATCAATTTTAACTGGCTGGAAACACCATACTTCTAATATAGAATATACTGTTTCTCATACATATAAGACCGACTTCATTAAAACTATTGATGGTAAGATAATATTATTAGAAGCTAAAGGAAGGTTCTGGGACTATGCTGAATACAGTAAATATATTTGGATTAGGAAAGCCCTTTCTTTTATGGTTGATAATTATGAATTGGTATTCCTGTTTCAGAAACCTTACTCTCCTATGCCACAAGCAAAGAAAAGAAAGGATGGTACGAAAAGAACTCATGCAGAGTGGGCTGAGACTAATAACTTTAAATGGTATAGTGAAGATACTTTACCAGAGGAATGGACTACATGAAAAAGAAAAGAGATTATAAATTTAACGAAGATAAAATTTTAGAAACAATAAAGTTTCATATAGATAGTACATACAACCAACACTATGCTCATGGAAAATATCAAGCAACGGATATGATATTAGATGCTGGTCATGGAGAAGGTTTTTGTATTGGTAATATAATGAAATACTCAATGAGGTATGGTAAGAAAGATGGTAAGAACCATACAGACTTGCTAAAGATTATACACTATGCTATAATAGCTTTATATTTAATAGGAAAAGATAATGACTGAAGATAAAATAGGAAAGAAACCTCACCTTGGTATATGTATAAATTATGATAAAGAAAAAAAGCTTGATAAGTTTAGTTTAGATACACTAAAGGATAGATATTTTTGGGACAAAGAAACACATGCCCAAGAAGCATTAGCAAGGGCTTCAGTTTTCTCATCTACCTTCAAAGGAGAAACAGATTATGAATTGGCTCAGAGACTTTATGACTACAGTTCCGACTGTTGGTTCATGTTTAGTACTCCTATACTTAGTAACGGAGGAACAACTCGTGGGCTTCCTATCAGTTGCTTCCTTAATTATGTTCCTGATAGTAGGGCTGGTTTATCTGCTCATTATGATGAGAACATATGGTTGGCTAGTTCGGGTGGAGGCATCGGTGGATATTGGGGAGATGTTAGGAGTAATGGTATATCTACTACTCATGGCTCTCGTTCTACTGGAAGCATTCCTTTCATGCATGTAGTAGACTCTCAGATGTTAGCCTTCAATCAAGGCACTACAAGACGAGGAAGCTATGCAGCTTACATGGATATAAGTCATCCAGAGATTGAAGAGTTTATTAATATGCGAAAAGAATCTGGTGGTGATATAAATAGGAAGTGTTTAAACCTTCACAACGGAATTAATATTACCAACACATTTTTAGAAGCGGTACAAGATGATACTGACTGGAGATTAATAGACCCTAAAACTAATAAAGCTGTTAAGACAATTAACGCTAGAGATTTATGGTGGCAAATACTTTTTGCTAGAGCAGAAACAGGTGAACCTTACATGATTAATATTGATACTTGTAATGAAGCCTTACCAAAACTTCAAAAAGATTTAGGTTTATCTATAAGACAAAGTAATTTATGTTCTGAAATAACTTTACCTACAGACGAAGAAAGAACAGCAGTCTGTTGTTTGTCTTCAGTAAACCTAGAACACTTTGATAAATGGTCAAAGGATAATTTATTTATTAATGATTTAATCACAATGTTAGATAATGTATTACAACATTACATTGATAATGCTGTAGATACATCGCAACTTGGAGAGTACAATGCAAATTTTAAAAGGTTCTCAAACTATATTAAAGAAGATAAAGAAGGGTATGCAAAGTCTGCCTACTCAGCGTATAGGGAAAGGTCTGTTGGTCTTGGGGCAATGGGCTTCCACGCTTATCTTCAATCTAAAGGAATACCTTTTGAAGGTATATTCGCAACTGGCTTCAATCATAAAGCCTTTGGTCACATCAAAAGAGAAGCGACAAAAGCTACTAAACTCTTGGCTGAAGAAAGGGGTGAAGCTCCTGATGTACATGGTTCAGGGGTTAGAAATGCTAATCTACTTGCTATTGCTCCTAACGCTAGTTCCAGTATTATTTGTAGTGGGACTTCCCCTAGTATTGAGCCTTATAGGGCTAACGCATATACGCACAAAACTTTATCAGGCACTTACCAAGTTAAGAACAAATTCTTAGAAAAACTTTTTAAGTCTAAAGGATTAAAAGGTAAGAAGCTTGAAGAGGTTTGGAAAGATATATCAGCTAATGATGGTTCGGTACAACACCTAGATATACTTGATGATAAAGAAAAAGAAATATTTAAAACTGCAAACGAGATTAATCAGATATGGATAATAGAACACGCACATATGCGACAAGAATATATCTGCCAAAGCCAAAGTGTAAATCTATTTTTCACACTACCTAAAACTACAGAACCTCAAGAGATACACGATGAGTATATGCAATATGTTAGTGATGTCCATTGGTATGGAATGCATAATTTAAAATCATTATATTATTTTAGGTCTAATGCAGCACGTAATGTAGAGAATGTTAATGTTAAAGTCCCACGAATTAAATTAGAAGACGTGGACTGTATTGCTTGTGAAGGTTAATCGTGTCTGATACTTTTAGAAGTTTCTGTATTAGAATGTGGTTAGACCATTGTGATGAAACAGCAGCTTTCGGTGCTGAAAAATTAACCGAAGAAGAATATATAAAAAAATATAACAAATGGCTACTTGAAAAGTATGCTGAAAAACTAGAGGATAAAAAATGATAAAAATAAATGATGAGTTTCCTTCGTTTAATTTAGAAGGAGTAGATGGTGATAATAGAATACAAAGTATAAGTTCGGAAAATTATATAGATGATTGGAAAGTATTTTATTTTTACCCAAAGGACTTTACCTTTATATGTCCTACTGAAATTGAACAAATGGATAGGATACAAAGAGAATTAAATATTCCTGTTATAGGATTTAGTGGAGACAATGAGTATTGTAAACTTAATTGGAAACAGAACAATAAACTTATTGAAAATATTATACATCCATTAGTTGCTGACACAGGACTATCATTATCTAATGAGCTAGGTATTGTAGATGAAGAGAATGGTGTTTGTTTTAGAGCTACATTTATTATAAACCCTAACAATAGAATACAACATATATCTATAAACGCTTTAGACACAGGTAGAAATGTTGATGAAATTATAAGAACTTTACAAGCTTTACAATCTGGTGGTCTTACTGGATGTAATTGGAAAATAGGAGATGAATTACTATGAGCTTATTAAGGACTAGAGATTACTACAAACCATTTGAATATCCTTGGATGTATGATTATTACAAACTACAAAATCAAATGCATTGGATGCCTGAGTCTGTGCCCCTGCATACGGATGTAAAAGACTGGCAAGATGTAACTCCAACAGAAAAGAATTTACTCACACAAATATTTAGATTGTTTACGCAGTCAGATGTGGATGTGGCTTCAGGATATATAGATAAATATATGCCGGTATTTAAAAAACCAGAAGCAAGAATGATGATGAGTTCTTTTGCAAACATGGAATCAATCCATCAAGATGCGTATAGTTTATTACTTGACACAGTAGGTATGCCTGAGATAGAATATAAAGCATTCTCAGAGTATGAAGAGATGGCAGATAAGCATGATTATGTTGGGAAGTTTAAACCAACTAAATCTAATAAAAGAAACATAGCTAAAACTCTAGCAGTTTACTCTGCATTCACAGAAGGACTACAATTATTTAGTAGCTTCGCAATCTTATTAAACTTCCCAAGATTTGGAAAGATGAAAGGGATGGGACAGATTGTAACTTATTCTATTAGAGATGAGTCAATGCATGTTGAAGCTATGACTAAACTGTTTAGAGAATTTATACAAGAGAACATAGAGATATGGACAGATGACTTTAAGAAAGAACTATATCAGATATGTAGAGATATGGTAGGACTTGAAGATAAGTTTCTTGATTTAGTATTTGAGATGGGAGACTTACAAGGTCTAACTAAAAAAGATATGTATGCGTATAATAGATATATAGCAGACAGGAGATTACTTCAGCTAGGATTGAAAACAAATTATGACCAAAGAGAGAATCCTCTTAGTTGGATTGATGAAGTTATGGGTGTTGAACATCAAAACTTCTTTGAAGGTAGAGCAACGACATATATGAAAGCAGGTCTCAGAGGAAAACAAGACTTGATAAACTTCGCAAATTTAAGGATGGATAATGAATGATAAAAAGGAAGCTAACCTTATTAGTTTTAAGGTTCTTTTAACGAAAGATAATAAGATAGTAACAGAATTATCTCAACTACCTATAAAGGATGTTGATAAATGTTTCCCTGTACACGACAGAGTTTTTATAAAAACTTTACTTCGTAGAGCAAATGAGAAACTCAAACCAATCCATAGGTTTTTAGAACTAGAAACCGAAGCTTTATGAAAAACGACCTCATAGAATGCCCGTAGTTAAACGAATAGGATGTTAGTAATACCATTGGTCCAAAAACATCTAAAGTTTAACCACGAGCTTCTGTGTAGCTCTCAGAGCATTTAGCTATTTTTAGCCAGATATTCTAATCTTTTTAGGCTTTTTCTCGTCTGGAACTATTCTTTCCATGATAATAGATAGAAGACCATTCTTAAATGTAGCTTTTCTAACTTCAATATCTTCAGCTAGATTAAAACTTCTTTTAAAAGAACGCATGGCTAATCCTTTATGGACAATACCATCTCTATCTTCTTCTTTCTTTTCATAAGAAATGTTCAAAACATTCTCAGCAACTTCGACTTCAATATCTTTATTGGTCAAACCTGCTAAAGCCATTTCGATTGTGTAAGTTTCCCCATCTCTTATAAGATTATAAGGTGGGTAACTTGGTGAGGCATGTTGTAGTCCTTGATGTTTAAACAACTCGTTGAAGAGTCTATCAAATCCCACAAATGATGTTGATAAATTTGGATGTTTTAAATCCAACAATAGTTTGCTATTCATAATTTTACTCCTTAGTTAAGCAAGTTAATATTCATGGTACGCATTATGCCATACCATACCTACTATTATAGCCCTTATATTTGATTTGTCAAGTCTGGACTGTAAATTCTTATCTCTTCTTCTTTACCTTTAACCTTTATATTTCCTATTTCAGTAAAGACCCAGCCTGAAGGTAGCTGTAATGCAGTAGCTCTAGACATGATAGTTTTATTATCTATGTACTCTCCTCTCCCTGCTGTGGCTTCGAGCCTAGCTGCGAGGTTGACTGCATCTCCAATGACCGAGTAATCGAATCTGCTCTCAGACCCCATGTTCCCCACAATACAAGTACCTGTATTAATACCAGTACCAACATTAATAGGAGGCAATCCCCTACTGTCATATTCTTTTTTAAGTTCATTTATTTCCTCTTCAATTTCTATACCTGATTTAACAGCCATCTCCGCATGGTTCTTACATTCAAGAGGAGCATTCCAAAACGCCATGATACAATCGCCCATGTACTTATCAATAGTTCCTCCATTAGCTAGAATAATATTAGTCATCTTATTTAAGAACTCATTGACTAATAAGACTAATCCTTCTGGGTCATCATTGTTTTTGTAGTGTTCAGAGATAGGAGTGAATCCACATATATCCATGAAGAGGAATGTCATCTCTCTTCTTTCCCCTCCTAACTTTAAAAGCTCTGGATTCTTTTGAAGTAAAGCAACTTGTCTAGGGTCAAGGTAAGTTTCAAATTGTTTCTTAATTTGTTGACGTAGTTTAAACTGTGTCCTAAAGTTAAGATAGAATTGTTGAGTTGCAATAAGTGTCATACTTATTAAACTCCAAGTTACATCAACTAAATAACCTAGAGATATAAAATAATAACCTAAACCAGCAACTGATGAAATAAGTGTAGTTGCTAAGAGCAATCCCCATGTGATACCAAAGTAACTTATAATGAAAGCGATTAGTAATCCGGAAATGCATAGTAATAATAATTCAATAAATAATCTGTAGTCTGGTATAGTAGGAGAGTCAATCAAAATACTTTCTGCAAGGGCAGCCTGTATCTTGTGAGGCTCTAGTAATCCATTAGGGGTAGCAAGTTGAGGAGATATTCCTTTAGCTGTAAAACCTACAAAAACAAATTTACCTTCAATATTATTTTGCTGACATACTCCGTTACAAATTGTCCTCATTTCATGTAAACTCATCTGTGGTGTGTCTACCCAAGAAACCCATTTACGACCAAGACTATCTGTAGGTATAGGATTTAATCCTCTAACTCTTATCATCTCAATACCATTAGGGTTAGTTACAATCTGATATGTCTTCCCTCCACCAAGTATCTTCAACACTTCTGTACCAAACGAGGCTACCCACCCCTCTGGAGTTTGTTGAAGTAAAGGTAATCTTCGTACTAAATTATCTACATCAACTGGAGCAGAGATAGCTCCTTGATTAGCAGACTCTTTTAGTTTAGGGATGTTTTCTAAAAAGCCTTGAGCTTTAGGAAGATTTATGTCTGGTCCTTTTATAACTGTACCATGTGTGGCAGGATACAAATTATTATTAACTTCTGGCATCCCTATGACACTAGGAGAGAAGGCTAATGTATCAGCAAACTTATCATCTCCACCCAGTCTATCAGGATGAGGAAATAACATAACCCATCCTACACCTAAAGCTCCCTTCTTTAAAATGTCTAGATGAATTTCAGCTAAATTTTCTCTAGGTAATGGGTATCCTCCATACTTATCTACATCTTCTTCCGTAATATTTATTATTGAAAAATATCCAGAAGGCTCTGGTGTCTCTACAAAAGTATCAAAGGTTTTTAATCTAAGTATTTCTAAAGGTACAGAGTTGAAAAGTAAAGGTACAAGTAAAAGTCCGAGTAAAGGTACAGACCATTTCATATTAATCTCTCTACCATTTAGACACTCTCATTAAACATCGTTCTAAAAAACGCATAAGCTTAGCTTTAATATTAATGTTAATCTCCCTGAGTTATTTTTATAGTAGAGTTACCTCCACCATTCACCACAATCTGAGTGCTCTTGCCATTCTGTATTAGTATGACAGTATATGAACCACTCTTATCTAAATCTAATCTAACAGTATCTTCTAAAGCTTTATAAAAAGTTATAAAATTATCTGTTGTAAAAGTATTGATTTGAGTTTCTTGGTCAAACCCAAACGCTGTACCTTTTAAATCTATATCTGTTTTTAATAGTGTATTAGTTGTATCTAATTCGTTGATGTCTTCAATTATATTTAATAGGTCTTCAAGAAAATTTACATCTAAATAATTTATATCTAGTTCTGTAAATTCTAATTCATCCCCTGCTAAATAGTCTTGCTCTAAATCGTCAAAGTCGAGATAATCAATATCAAGAACATTACTTGTACTACTATCTCCGTCTTGTCCTGTGGCAACTTGGGTCTCCCTTGGTTTACTTACAATTAACATGTTATCTATTAACTCAAGTGTTAAGTCTAAGATAACTGGCTTAGTGGGATTTGCTTCAAACATTGAAACTGTAGTAGCTTGGTAAGGTTTATTAAGAACAACCTCTCCCATAGCTGTGGCAACAACAATCTCCCCACTAGGTAGACCATCATTGTCAGGTAATAATATGACTAAAGAACGACCTAATTCGTCTACAGTCACAGTAAAATCAGTACCACGAATACCTATCGTAGCACTTGGAGTTTGTATAAATATGTTTTGTTTATCTATAGTTGCGAGTTTTCCTGTGATAAATCTTGCAGTACCACTCGCAAACTGTAGAGCCATCTTAGATTTAGATGGGTCAGGGTCATATATAAACTCATCAATTATGAGTTCAGAATGTTCTGTCAATCTTACTTGACTATCATCCAGAAACGTAATGCCCACTCTTCCGTTAGAAGTTTGGACATTATCGTAACTGTTTATATTAAAAGCTAACTCAGCTTCGTAAGTATCATCTCTTACAACTCTACTAAAACCTTTAAGCTCTGTAATGCTTCCTATATCAGCAACCGACTGCTGTTCCGCCATCGTTTTGGATGACACAGACAGTACCATTATTGCCAGTAGAAAGTATTTTAAGCCAGTCATTATCTAATGTACTCTGTTGTTGTATGTTAAATGTTCTGGAGTTTCCAGTTTGGTCTAAGTAAAAGTAACCACCTGCATAGCCTTGTCCATCAAAGCTTACTGTATTACTATCACCATCAATATCCATATACGATGTACCACCATCATAATCAATATCAAAATCAATTTGGTTACTTGAACCATTGATTATCCAATCAAGGTCTGTATTACTAGCCATAGCACTTGTCGCTAAATCAAGCGTAAAAGTGTTAGTGCTTCCAGTAACATCAACATTTAAGTTAGAACTATCTGCTCCATATGTGTTTGTAGGGTCTACTTGAATTGTAAAGTTATTACTGTCTCCATCAAATTCAAAGAAACCTGTCAAACTATCAGCAAGAATATCCCCTAAGAACTTATTAGCATCACCAATTTGATTGATGTCTAACGTCATACCTGTTCCATCTAAATCAAGAGGTGTTAAAGTTCCAGCGACAGAATTTAAACCTCCCATAATATTACCAGAACCAAGTTGTTCTAAGTCAAGATTTGCTGTTACACCAGATTGTTCAACATATATTTCATTATCAGCCCCGTATGCTGTCAACGCAGTCAACATCACAACTAGGCTCATTAATTTTAATTGTTTCATATTCCCAATAGCCTCTCTCTATTCCTATATTTATTATATTTAATACCCCTGTCTCTATTGCCTTTTGTAAAGCTATAGATACAGATTCATTCTCAGCTACGCCTCCCTCTATCTCTACAAGTTCTGTGCCT